TTTTTAGGATCATCTTTTTTGCAAACAATAAGACTTGCACACGTAAGGTCTGTTGTTGCTGACAAATCGCATCCACCAATAGCATACGAATTTTCAAGATATTTTATATCTGCAACCTCTTCATTTTGTGCAAGTTTCGGTGTTAGCCATGCCGACTGATTGCTTTCCTGCGCAATGTTAAAATCCTTAGTCAAAACTGTTGCCTTGTATCCGGGATCATTTTTAGCTTTATTCACCGAGTCCTCTAAAAATTCTTTGCTCTTTATTGTTCCCAAACCAGGGTTTGCCATTATCCAATATTTCGGGTTAGTCCACTGGCTTTCATTTTCCAGTGCGTAATATAAAAATAAAAAGCGATCGTCTTTTGCATCGCCTCTCAATATCTTTTTGCCATATTCAACTTGTGCATCAAATATTCCTTGTCTTACGAAGTTGTTTGTCGAGATTGCCCATAGCATCGGTTGCTTTCTGGCCATACTTGACTGAGATTGCTTCATGTCATCGTATGGACGTCTGCTTGTGAGCGCTCCCAACTCGTCAACAATAACACATGATGCGTTGTATGAATCAAGCTTCTTGATATCTGTCGCAAGAGGCTTTATTATGCCAAAATTACCTCTGCAGTATAAATCAAATCCTCTCGGTTTTATATGCTTACGAAGCGCAGGTGATTGCTGCACCATATTCCTTGATTCTGTGTACCCCTTCTTCGCTTGGTCCAGCTTTGTCGCTATAAAGTATACCTCCGGAGCTCCTTCGTCATCGTTTATTAGTGCATCAAGTGCAATTGCTGCAGCTTCTGTAGTCTTACCGTTCTTCCTGCCTTCAAAGCAGTTTACCTCTCTGTATTGCCTTAAATTGTCATCATCGACCATGCCATATGCTGCTTCGAATTTTGCTTTTTGAAAGAGCTCAAGTTTTAACGACGCTCCTTTGTCTCCCTGTGACTGCCTGCAAAACATCTCCATGAAATCAATGTGTCTATTCGCAATATCTAAGTCAAGATGAAACCTATCAGGCTGAACCACTCTATTTGCTAAAATCTCATACTGTCTTTTGATAAAATCGTTAGCCAATATTTCCCCTGAAAATATAGCATCTGCATACTCGATAATATAACTCATCGCCTCGCTGCCATGAAAGCAAGAAGTTCGTCTTGCTCAGCGCTTGTCTCCCCTCTGCTTTCTGCTAAAGTCTTTATAACTGTGTTGTAAGATTTTATCAAATTGTTGTAGACGTCTACCGCTGCTGCCTTTTTATTCCCATACTGATTTTCGCCATTTTTATATGTCTCTATGATGCCATCTCGCTTAATTATCTCCTCACATTCGATTAATTCTGCATGCAAAAAAGCTGCTCGATCTATTAACGATGTGACGATATCATTATCTGCGCCCAATATTTTTCTAAGTCTTGTTCGCTCGCGTTTTCTAACGCTTTCTCGTTTTTTCTCGTCGTAAATTTGTATAAATTTTCCCAAATGACCACACCCCCCTCGTGTGCGCGTTCATGTTTACATCTGTCCCTCTCCTCCGGTCCCCCTATGGACACTCCCCTTATTTTTTGAAGGGGGGGTTATGTGTTCTGTTCTGTCAATCTTTTAAAATACTTATCAACCATCTTGTGTTCGTAATCTTTGTCTATGCGTTTACTATCATTTGCAACTCGCTTATGACACTCTGCCTTGCTAACATCTATCTGAATCACTTCCGCATCTAGCCTCTGTGCTAATGCTTCTCGTTCATATTTGTTTGGCAATGTGGCTGCAATCCATACATGCTTACAATCTATCAATGAGTCTCTATCTGCTACCAATCCATAAAGATATTCTCTTAGATTTAATGCTAGCCCTGTGAGATTGTTGTACTTGCTTTCTCGCGGTTGCCCTAGTGCATCTTTAATTTTATCTAAATCTATAAGCAGATCTCCTGGTTCTTTGTGTTTGTTGATGTATGTGCTCTTGCCTGCCGCTGGTGCGCCTGACACTATGTAAACCTTTATGAACTTCATAACATCATTGTCGTAGTAATATCCATTCGTTAGTATCTTATCGACTCTTTCATTTGCGTGTAGTTTATGTCTGTGCTCGGCAAAGTGACAGTCTTTACAAAGACTCTTCAGGTTATCTAGGTTTAATGCGACTCTTGGGTCCTTTATATTTTCAGGTGTTAGCTCAATAACATGGTGTACCTCTTCAGCAGGATGCATACACCCAGTATTTTGACACATGCCACCATCTCTTATCAGTGCTGCTTCTCTAGCCTCCGCCCATGCTTTTGATTTGTAAAACGCCTTAGCCCATGCTTTTGCCATCTGTTCTCCATAACACAAAAGGCAGCCGTGCCCTTTGCCGACTGCCAATTGTGCATATAATTTCTTAAGAAAGGAGTGAATTATCATTTCCTCACACTGTCATAATAATATATATTTTTTCTCCCGGTGTGTCGCATTTGCCTTAAACAAGATTTAAGCCTTCTGCAACTTTTAGGATAAATTTTGACTTATAATGACCGTATGTTGCACGCTCTGCATCGGCAGGATATCGGTCTCCTCTGATGATGTTATTCCATATGCCTTTTCTGTATTCTTCTGGAATCGTTTTTATGGCATCGTCAATCACTTTAATCTTGTCGATGTATATAGCTCTTCTCTGCGCCTTTATATAGACTTGATCTATTATATCTCCGCTCCGTGGCATCCCGTCAGGTGGTGCGGGCGACTCGTCTAAAATATCCTGCGCGTTCTCTTTCATGCGAAAGTAGTCTCTTATCTGCCAGAGTGTTGTATGATATACAGCATTAGGCAAAATATATTTATTGTTTTTCTGTCTCTGATAATCTCTTTTCATATCGCGTCCTTTCTGTGCATGTTAAAATTCCTCGAATAAATCGAGTTGATCATTTCGTATCGTCCTTTGAGACTCAGCCTTTACTTTCTTGCCTCTTGGCCAAACCTTATACTTTCTCGGTGTGCCTAATGCAATTTCGACATACTCTAAGTGCTCAACCTTTGTGAAAGGGTGTTCGTATCTTCTTACGCTATCTTGGTCGATGTAATATCCAGGCATTGGCTTAGGATCATCAAATAGCTCAGCGCCACTTACAAATTCCCTCTTCACTATCGGCTTAACCAAATTTCTTGAAGTCGAATATCTTCTCTTGTGTGCACTCTCTTCGGTTCTGAATGTCTTCTGCGTTTCTTTGATGAGATAGCTCGCAAGCCTGCAATAGTTTCCTGTCTTGTCCAGTGCAGACATCTTTATCCATCCTTTTGACCACAAATCATTTACAGCTTTTACATTCACTGTATTTATAACAAGATGATGATGTATCCTATGGTTTTCGTATTCAGTAACAGCAATATACTTTAGTTCTATACCTTCTTTGCGTAAATCACGTCTCAACTTCTTCAGGAAGCATTCCAAGTCTTTTTTCGCCTGAATATTACTTGGTGCTTTATCTCCATAGGTTAATGTGAAATGTCCACTGCCATAGCCGAAGTTTGCAGCGAGCAATCTTCTAAGATTTCGCTCAGCGATTCTGTCATTATTCTTTTGTACTTTTTCAGAACTAGGATTAACTCTTTTCCCACGTCTGCCTCTGTGGTTTCCTGTAGGTAATTTTATTATGTGATCTATCATGCGACCAGCTACACATGTTTCCTTTATGATTTTCTGCTCAGCCATAATTTCCTCGTCAGCTATTCCCTTTTATTAATACTCTTATCAAGCTCGAATGCGAGACTTTCACTCGCGATGTTTTTCTACATATATATATGTAGTTTTTTATAATGACATTTTGAACTTATCACACATTGCTATAACTTGTATTGCTTCCATAGCCGCATTGACTGCGTGGTTTCTTATTCTATCGACTCTCTTCTTTTGCACTTCTATATCTTCATCTCTTCTTATGTATAGCCACCAAGAGTTCATTATCTTTTCTATCTCATTCGACTCTTCCGCGAGTTCCTCGGCTTCTTCAAGCAGTACTGCGAAGCCTTCGTGGCTGCTGTGGAATAGTGAGAACTTTTCATTTGCGGATTCTAATTCTTTTCTTACTAGCATTTCGATTTCGTTTCTCATTTCGGTTTGTTCCTTTCGTACCGTTTTATAGCCCTAAAGGGAAGCTCTTGCTCCCCTTTAATCTTCGTATATTATTTTCATCCCCAGCTGCAACGCTGTTAATCTTTCTACACATGCGCCCTTTGAACCTTCCCAATTTTTCAGCATATAGATTGCCTTGCACATTTTTAGCAATCTCAGATCTATGTCCATCATTTCGTCATACGTCAGCTTTGCGCTTTGATATGCCGACTCAAATCTCATTGGATTAACGACTCTTTCGCATTCTACTTCAAGCAATTTTTCAGCTTTGTCAAATGCTGCTCTTGCATCTTCCTCCTTAAGCCCTGTGATTGGNAACTTTACATTTTTCATTCTTAAGAATCGTTCAAGCATGCCCACAAGTTCCTCTTCAGCTAACTTGTGTCCTGATGTTCCTATAATGTTTATCATCTTAGGTTTCTTTCTGCTTGCATAAATCTTTTCGCCCTTTTGATATACGCTCCAGTTATCATCAATTGCTACTCTCATGATTAGCCTCCTTTAAAATATTGTTTTGCT